TTGAAGTAGCCGATGCCGGAGCCGGCGAGCTTGCCGTTCAGCGAGGAGCCGACGACGCCGACGAGGGTGCCGTAGGCGCGCGCCTTGCGGATGTTCGCCACGGCGTCGCTGACTTCCGGCCACGCGGTGGCGGAGGAGATGACCTTCGTGAACGCGCTCTCGTTGAGGAGTTTGTTCGCGGTTTCGGTCTGCACCTTCGAGGCGAGCGCACCGCCGTACGGCTTGACAATCTGGTTCGCCATATCGCTGATGCTGGCGAATTCGAGGCCGGTCGGGATGCCGAACGCGCAGTGCCACTGCTTGAGGGCGACGGCGACAGCGCGGTTGTGGAAGTCGAGTTCGTGGTTCTTCGGCGACGGGCCGGTGGCCGCGCCTTCGTTAATCCACGCGCCGTCCCCGACTTCGGGAGATTCGGGAACGATGACGTCCATCATCGTGCCGTTGCCGGCGGTTTCGAAGGGCCTCTGCACGGCCTTGTTGGCGTGCATCAGAATGGGGAGAGAAGCCTCGACTTCGGCGACCATCGGGGCCGCGATGCGAGACGTGGCGAGAGGTCCAATGACCTGTTCGGGAGCAGTAGCCATTTTCGTACCTACGAAAAAAGGGTTTGACTTTGCGAGGGTGCCCGAACGAAGTCAAGGGGCGAAGGGAATATCTCCGTTCAACCGCGCGAACGTATTGACTAATACGCAATCGCGCTTTGAATAATATAGCCAAAAAATTGTCTATGCGAGCCAACAGAACGAAATAAATTTTCGGTCGCTCTCGTCCGCGCTTTCCCACGCGCTCCGCCCGAATAGCGACACCGCCGAATAATATAGATATGATTTTATAGTGCCCACGCCATAGAAACGGAGCAGTTTCAGAAATATATCGTCCGCGAAGTCCTTGCTGGTGTAATGCGAGGAGTAGAGGCAGTCGTGTATCTGCGAGGCCAGAAGGATGCCGTAGGAGCCGGAGCCGTTGTCGAACGCGCCGCGCAACGCCTTCGGCACGGATGCGAGGTCTGTCCAATAGCCGCGCTTGATGCGGAAGATGAGACGCCCCTCGCCCTTCAAGACGATTTCCGCCTTCCAATCCTCCGCGTATTCCCAGACGCCGCCGCGCGGCATCTTGCGCAGAGCCGGAGCGACCGCTTCCACCCGCTCTATTTTCATAGCCATAAAATCACCCCCAGAGAGAAGCGGCGAGGAACTCGCGCTCGTCCTTGTCGCTCCACGACGAGCCCTTGACCTTCGCGCCAAAGAACGGCGAAAGGGTCGCGAACGTCAGCGCGAGCGCGTCCGCGCGGTCGGGAGACCTCCCCAATAGCTCGCGCGTCTTGTCCTTCGCCGGGAGCTGATACTTGCCGTGGCCGTTGATGACGATTTCGGTATTCAGTAGCTCCGCGAAGAGTTCGCCGTCGTTCACCTCGAACGAGACCTCCCTGTTTTTCATCGCGTCCGCCAACTGCGAATACATAAAAGCGCGCATATTCGCGCACCGCTCGTTGAGCGACTTCGCGCCGAAGTTAATCCCCTCCACCTCCGCCGACGGCAACGCCTTTCGCAGAAGGTCGGGGATAGTCCACCCGAGCCCCGTGGAGTCCACGAAAACGCGCTCCACCCCGTGCCGCTCGCACAGGCCGAGCGTTCGGTCGATTAGCGTGTCCACGTTGCTACTCGATTCCGTCTCGATGGCGATTACCTTCCCGCCGGAGCGGATGCACCAGACGGACAAGTCCGCGCCCGTGCTTGCCACGTCGAGGCCAAGCACCACCTCCCCCGCGTGCGCGGAGGGGTTTCCCTTCAATTCGGCGAGGAGTTCCCGCGTCAAAATGGAGTAGCTGGACTGCTTCGGGAACAACCCGAAAACATTGACGCGCACGCGGTCGCTGTCCTTCCCGTATTGCCGCACCATCTCGTCTAGGAATTGTTTGTTAGTAAACCTTGACGAGTAGCCGGATATATGGATTGTGTACCATTCGGGAGTATCCGCCACGTCCGCCGTGTAGCCCGTGTTCCGCGTCGGGTTCGTCGAGAGCATTATGCGGTTGTTTCCCTGCGTCATCGAGGCGAGAAGATTCACTATGATTTTATCGGGGATGCCGGAACTTTCGTCGAGGAGATAGAGGAGATTCGGCGCGTGAAAGCCGGAGACACTTTCCACGGAGTCCGCGCTCGCCGTTATGCGGGTGATGAAGCCGAGGCCACGCGCCCCCTTCCAAAAGATGTAATCGTTTGTCTGTTCGAACCACGCCGAGATTTTGGAGCCGTCCAAAAGCCGGAGTAGGTTCAGCCAAAGGACATCGTAGCTCTGCTTGTATGTGTTCGCGCCGAGAACCACTTTCGTTTCGGGAGCCAGCACGAAAAACCAGATGGCGATAGCCGAAAGCGCATAGGACTTGCCGCACCCACGGGCCGCGATTACTGCGGTTTTCTTGTGGTCGCGAACCGCCTCCGCCATCGCCTTTTGATTTTCGTCCAAATCCACGCCGAGGATTTCGGCGCAGAACTCCACGGGCCGCGAGCGATAGCGAGCGCGAAACGCCGCAACATCCGCCCTCGTCAGCCGCTCCGGCGCGAGCATTTCCTTTTGTATTTCCATATCTACAAAACTACACTCTATGCCCGACGAAGAGAACGCAATCCCCAGCGGAGCCGGAAATCTGCAACACCTTGCCGAGGTGCGCCACGGGCGCGGAGCCGTTGCGGAATACTAGCCCGACGCAAGAGTCCGGAAGGGCCGTGGCGATGTTCTCCGTTCCCGTGAACCGCGTCAGCGCGAGGACGACGCCTTGCGTGCCCGTAATCCACGTTTGGTACTTCTCGCCCGACTTGTAGCCGCTCGCCCACTTGCCGCCCATCGCCTCGAAAATGGCGTTCAGCTCCATTTTGAAGGACGGAGGAAATTCCATAGAGCGAAGGGTCGTGTTCGTTATTTCGCCGCTTTTCATAGCTATCAAAGCCGAGTGGAGGTAGTGTAGCCGACGCGCATCCCGAAAAGGTGGATGGGCGCGGGGTCGCTGAAGGAAAACTCGAAGATGAAGCTATCGCCCTGACCGAGGTTCCACCACTGCGCGATTCGCCAGAACTGGCCCTGTCGCCCGAGCGAAGCCCACCCGCAATCGTAGAAAGTGAAGCCGCCGTCCGTGGAGACTTTTAGCATCGCTTGCGGGTTCCGCCCTTGCCCGACCAGCTCCGGCGTGGAGCCGACCTCGCAATCGAGGAGAAGTTGCCGGAGGGACATACAGAAGTTGTTATCCCAAATTGTCGAGGTCGTGCGCTTGCGGACGAGTTGCGTGCCCTTGTAGGTGCGCCACCCGCCGAGCGAAAGAACCGCGCCGTCCTCGCTACCGAAAAGAACCTTGTCAAGGAATACCGCCGAGAAGGCGCACTCCCATTTCGTGTCGGTTCCGTCCGCCAACCGCTCGCGCCGCTCGTGCCAAAGTTGCGTCGAGAAGTCATAGACGAGGGTGGTGTCCGCGAGCGAGACCGCGTAGAAGTTGTGCCCCTGTTCGTACCAACAGAAACCCGCATAGACGGACTTGCCCTTGAGCCGTTCCTCGATGGCGTTCGTGGAGATGCGTTGCGGGAGTCCGCTTTTCGTCCATACGAAAACGCCCTCGCGGCCTAGTTCAGAGGAGCCGACGAAAAAGACGCTCCCGTTGCTTGTCGCGACCGAGGTGTACTGCTTGCACCCGTACGCGGAGGAGGAACCGCCCACGAATGAGAAAACATCGTATTCGCTTTCACCCGCGTTGAGTTGCCATAGCTCGCAAGACTGCGAACCGAAAACGAAGAGCGCACCCTCGCTCGCAGTAAGCGCGGTTATTTCGTCCGCCGAACTTTCCGCCGTGTAGTAGTCGGCGGCGGAGAAGTCCGTCGAAAGGAGGCCGGAGTAGTAGAACTCGCCGGAGCCGTTGCGGTCGATGACGAAACGATGCCCGATGCATACCACGAAACGCGGACGGATGACGAGCGGCGGTTCTCCCGGAGTCGGGAAAACAAGATTGACGAGCCGCCACGTCTGCACGACGGACGCGCTGGTCGCCTTCACGTCGAAGGCGTGGAGGGAGAAGCCGTCGGCGATAACGCACTGCACGCCGTTGTCCGCGATGGAGACGGGCGTTCCGGCGGTACTGACCTCGCCAATCTTGACGGGGCTTTCACCCGCGACGAGGCGATACACTTCCTTGCCGAAAACGCCGACGAGGGTCTCCGCGCCCGTCGGCCCCGTGGTCGTGCGGTAGAGCCCACGGCACGCGCCGCTCGCCGCGAACTGCGAAAAAACCTCCGTCCCGTGCGTGGAAATCAGGATTTGTCTCTGCTTGCCCTGCGCGTCCTCGACGTTCTCCGTGTAGAGGTTCTCGCAAGTCTGCGACGAAACCTCCCGCGCCTTGTACTTGTACGAGCCGCCGATGACGGGAATTTGCGCGGTCTTCATTCGCTACCTCAATCCCATAATCGTGATGTTTTCGTAGCTACAAAAGCCAGGGTCAACGAGCCGGAGCGGTTTCGACTTCTGCGTGTTCGCGCGGATTGCCCTCTGCGCCTTTTCCATTTCGGGATAGAGGCGCGCCGCGTCCTCGTCCATACCCTTGTCCACCGCCATAGAGTGAGCGAGGGTAAGAACGAGCGCACGCGAGTAGATTTGCGGGAGCGGGAGTTCGCCGTTGATGGTCGCGCGGGGGAACGGGAGCGAATAGACGAGCCGGAGCTGACACGCCGCGCCGCGGTTGAAGTGAAGGATGCCGAAGGGGAAACCCTCCTCGTAGGCGAAGAACTCCGGGTGGCCGGAACTACCCTCGAAGGTGTAGGAGCCGATGTCCGCGAGGTCGGTCTCCTCCATCGCCACCCATCCCGCGCCGTAGTTGGAGGCGACGGATTGGAGGTTGTACGGGCGCGGGGCCACGATGTCGGGAGTAGTGCCGTCCGTCTGGACTTCGCCAATCGTGAGCGCGTCTTTCCCGTGGCCGTTCGCGGTAATCAAGGTAGAGCGGCAGTTGAAAAAATTGTCTGCGGAGAGTTCGGCGAGAATGTCGTCGAGGAGGCCGCAAAGGTGCACCGCCTCCTCCCCGCTGATGCTAGCTCCCGCGCGGATAATGTTCGTCTTGTATGCCGCCTTCTCCAAAATCTCGCGAACGCGCATATCCTTACCTCTTTTTTTGTAGCTACGAAATTACCACGGCAACTGCGTGAGAAACTGCTGAAGGTGCTTGCACGGCGAGGCGACTCCGTTCGGGTTCGTCTTTTCCGGCCATTCGCCGTTGCTATCCTCCACGGGAGACCACCCGGCCGCGTTCGCCACGACCTCGAACCTGTACTTGAAGTCGGGACAATCGCAATGCACGCGGACGCGCCCCGTGCGGTCGTTACGGATGGCGTAGAGGTTATACGGGCTTTCGCCCTGTGCGATTCCGCGCACGAGCGAGAACTTCGCGCCACCGCGACCGCCGAACTTCTTGACTTCGGTAATCGTAATCGGGCGCGTCGGCGGAGTGGACGGCCTACCAGCAGGAACCGCCGGAGAACCTTGCGGACGAATAGAACCCGCGAGAACGTCGCCGAGTTGTTTCCCGCTTCTCCCCGTCGCTTGCAGTTCACGCGCGAGGGCCTTGTCCGCACGCGAGACCGCGACCTCCCCCGCGCCCTCCTCCGTGTCGAGAGGAGAAGGAGCGGAGCCGAAAACGGCGTTGGCGAGGGCGGAGGGATTTGCACCGCCCATCAAGCTATCGGCGAGGAGCGCGAGGACTTGCGGGTTCATTCACCTTCCCCCTTCTTGCCCTCTTCGAGGAGTTCCTTCTGGACGGGCTTCGGTACGCCTTGCATCTCGCCAGCGACGCGCGGAGCGGAGGACGCAAGCGACTGAATGGCCGCGACCGCATCCCACCCGCTCTTGCCGAGCCGCGTCGCGAGGCGTTCGACGATGTTCCGCGTTGCCGGGTTGGCCGGAATCTCTCCCGCTTTGAGCGCGAGAATTTCGTCGAGTTCGCTCTGCGAAAGCGAGACGCCGTGTTTTGCGAGCGAGGAGTTCACGCGGTTCAACGGGGCCTTCCCCAACTGCTCCTCGACCGCTTTCTTTGCGCGTTGCATAGCGGCCTTTTCCGCCGTGGCCGCCGCACCCTTGCCTTCCACCGCTCCAACGTCGCCGACGACGTTTTCCACGGCCTCTGCGATTTTGGACGGCGAGCGCATCTTGCCGCCGACGGCGAAGATTTCATCTTCGACGACCTTCCGTACGGACGCGAGCGCGGCTTTCGCCTCCGCCTTCTGCGCCTCCGTTGCCGCGGCCTTTTCAATCGCGGTAGCCGCCGCGTCGAACTGACGAGCGACACTGACGGGCCGTTCGGTCTTTGCCGCTGTTCTGGCGACTTCCGCGAGGCCATTCTCCACGACCTCCCGCGCCTTCGGGGAAAGCGAGGCCAAGACTTCGCCGACCTTCTGCGCACCCGCGCGGCCGAGCACCCCGCCGAGTTTGCCGAGGAGGGTTCCCGCCGCCGCGCCAAAACCCGCCGACGCGCCGATGGCCTGCAACGGGTTCTCCTTCGTCGCTTGCGGGATGGTCTCCACGCCGAGGTATTCGCGCGCGAGCGCGTCCACCGCAGTAGGAACCGCCGCGAGCGCACCTCCCGTGACCGCGCCCGTCGTGGCCGTGGAGCCGAGACTTTTCCCGCGCGTGGCGAGGAGGAGAGGCAACGCCCACTTGTCGCGGGAGAGATGCCACGCCGCGCTCTTCGCGCTTTCGTCGAGACCTTCGGCCCCGTAATCTTCGCTCATCGGTTCGCCCGTCGCCGCCTTGTAGAGCGCGCGCCACGGGAGGTTGCCGATGTCGCCCATTCCCGCGTATGCCTGTCTGGCAAGGGCCTTCAAACTTTCGTCTCCGCGCTCTTCGTTCAATTCCCACTCGCGCATCGCCTTCGGGTAAAGCGCGCGCGCGGCGGCGTCCAAGTCGCCTTCGCTAGCATAGACTTGCGCCACCTGATTGAGCATCCGCTTTTCGTCCGGCGTGTACACGCGGCGGCGGAGGTACTGCGCGTCGGCGGGATACTTCGCCAAGATGTCGTCTTTGTCCTCTTCGGTGAGGCGCACGATGGAGCCGTCTTCGTCCACGTACTCCCACGACTTGTACAGGTCTTCGTACACGAGCGGGTTCTTTTCGCCTTCCATTTTAGCTCCTCCTCTTGATGCCGAGCCGAGCCTTCGCGTCGTCCTTCGGTGCTTCGGGTTCCTTCGGCGCGGCCGGAGCCTTCGGGGCGGCCGGGGCCTTCGGCGCGGTCTCCGTCTTTCCCTTGCGCGGGAGCATCGCCTTGAAATCGGCGTAGCCCTTCCCCGCGTCGAGTGCCACGATAAACGCCTCGCGGAGGTCGGGCCGTTCCTTGAAGAGGTCGGCGAAGGTCTGCGAGCGGTCGAGTTTGATGTTGAAGTACCTCGTGCCGAGCCGCGAGAAGATGCTTTCGTTTTCGTCGCTGACCACCTTCGCGTCGTCCTTGCCACCGGCCTTCTTGTAGGCGTTGAAGGTCGCCGCGAGGAGTTCCGCGCCGTCCTCGTCCACGGGAGCGAACCGCGACGGGAGCGCGCGCCACGCCTTCTCCGTCTCGGTCGGGGCCTTCGGCGCGGACTTGACGGGGATGGAAAGGTTATTGACGAGGGTTTTCCTGTCATCCGCCCACCCGCTCTGATTGACGTTGTAGCCCATCTTCTCCGCAAAGTCGCGGATGGCGGTGTCTCGCGCCTGTTCTCCGTAGCCGTAGCTGAAGGAGCCGTCTTTGATTGCGGCGGCGAGCGCGTCCTGCACCACGTCGATGGAGATGTCCTTCTTTTCCGCGGCGGCGGCGGTCTCGTCTGCCTCCTCCGTTTTCGTATATGCGAAAATCGGGAATTGCGCCATAGACTGCTTCATCCGCTCCGCGGTTTCCTTTCCGTAGAGACGCCCGGCGGTCTCGCTCGCGTACTCGCTCGCGCGGTTCGCGCGTTCGCGCGCCGCCTTGTCCGCCTCGCGGAGCTGGTCGCGTTGCTTCGTGTAGTAGTTCTTCTCCGTCTCGCCCTTCGCGGAGGAAATCTTGTACTCAAGGTCGGTCAGCTCGCGCGTGTTCTTCGCGATTTGGTCGGCGTTCTTTTCCCATTCGTTGCGGTAGTCGCTCAAAACGGCGCGGAGGTCGTTCTCCCTCTTCGCGCGGCCCTGAAGGGCAATGGAGCGATAACGCTCCGCCTTCTGCTCGTCCCACGGGTCGAGCGCGGTCGCGAGTTTCTCGATGGCGGTGTACTCGTCGCCGCCGCCGAACCGCGCGGCCGCGTCCTCATATGACGTGCGCTTCCCCGCGTCTCCGCCGAACTGCGCGGCGTATTCCTCCTCCGTTGCGAACGTGTCGCGGGGCTTGTACTGACCGAATGTCTGGTAGCCTTCGAGCGCGGACTTCACCCGTGCGTTCTTGATGAAGTCGAGCATAGCCGTGGCGGTTCCAGAGCCGAGGCCGGAAAACGGGTTCGTGCTTTCGGGGGAGGGATTGACTTCGAGATAGCCGAAGGGGTTTTTCGTAGCCATAAAATCTTACCTCACCTAGACGAGTTTCGGCAACTGACTGACGAACGGGAGCGAGCCTTGCAACGCGCCGCCCGTGATGTTCGCGGCGAACCCGGCGTTGTTCATTCCGGCACGCGCCTTGAAGTAGTCGCTGATGTTCTGCGCCCTCTTGGTGCCGAGGTTTGTAGCCGAGGTTCCGGCGGCGGTCTTCTGGCCGAGGTTGGAATTGTAGAGCGCGAGGATGGTGTTGATGTCGGTTCCCTTCGCGGTCTGCTTCTGCGCGCTTTCGGTCTGCTTCGCAGACTCCTGCGCCTGAAACGCGGTGAGGTCTTGTCCAATCTGCTGGAGTGCCGCGCTCCGCGCGTCGGCGTATGCCTGTGCGGTGTTGGCCGCCGTGCGGTCGGCGATGGCCTTCAACGTCGCGCCAGAGAGGAGCTGGCCGCGAGCCGCCGCCGAGCCTTGAATGGCCTCCGCCGCGCGCCGGTTCTGCTCCGCGAGGGCCGGAGACACAAGGGCCTCCGTTGCCGCGGCGAGGTCGCGGGGCGCGTAGGTTCCCGCCGTGTAGGTCGGTTCGCCGCCGAGCGCGGAGAGCAACTTCTCTTCGAGCGCGGAGACTTTTCCTCCCGCCTCCGCTTCCTTGCGCTTCTGCTCCGCGATGAGTTCGTCAAGCGCGGCTTCGGTCTTTCTCTTCCCCTCTTTGAGGAACTCGCGTTGCGACTCGGCCGCGCTCGCGGCACCATAACCTTCGAGCGCACCTCCGGCCGCGCCTACGCCCATTCCAATCAAGCCAAGAGTGATAGGGTCCATTTTCCGTTCTCCGCGATATGCGGGGTCGGGCGCGGGAGGCTCGCCCTTCCCCGATTTTCATATCTACAATTTAACTAAACGCGGCCTCCCGATTTCAGATATTCCGCGTAAAGTTCGTCGTCCGTCATCTGCTCAAAGGGCTTCGGTGCGGAAGTCGCGCCGACGCCGACCTTGCCGACAATCGGCACGGGAGCCGAGTCCGTGGCGGTCTGCTCCGTTTTCGTATCTGCAAAAATACGGGAGGTCTCGCCAATCTTCCAAATCGTCATCTGCCGTTCAACGTCGCCCATCTTCGCGAGGGCCTCCGCGATGGAGGGGTTGCGGAGACATTCGGCGAGGACGATAGGAGCTTTCGACGAGCCGATGATGGCGCGGATGGTCGGGTTCTTCTTGCCGCCCGTGAGTTCGGTCAGCATCTCCATTCCGTCCTGCGCCTCCGCGTTCAGCCATTCGCGCTTGTCGGCGGGGACGTACTTCTCGACCTTCGCGTTGAAGTCGGCGAGGAACTTCTGCGCGTCCGCGACCTCCGCGGCGCGCTTGTCCTCTTCGGCCTTCGCGCCCTTCGCAAATTCTTTCAGCCGATAGACGAAGAGCGCGTCGGCGTATTCCTCGTCCGTGGCGAAGTCGGCCTTTCTGGGCTTCGGCGTTTCCTTCGCCTCGTCGCTCGCCTTCCCGCCGTTCCCGCGCACCTCCGCTTCGAGGGCTTCGAGCCGTGCGCGGAGAGTTCGGTTTTCGTACTCCATCTTCTTGAACTTGCGGTGCGAGAACTTCGGCGCGTCCTTTTCGTCCGCGTCTCCCGTTTCCTCGCTCGCCTTCGCCTCGCCGTCTGCGGGGCCGTCTGCGGGCTTTTCGCCTTCGCCCGTGTCAGTGGCGGTGGCGGGTTCGTTCTGCGCCTCCGTGGCCGTCTGCGTGGACGTGGCGGCGTTCTCGTCCGTGGTCTGTTCCACTGGCGCGTTCTGCGGTTCGGGGATGAGGGTCTCCCCCTCCTCAAACTGCTTTTCGAGTTCCTTCACGTACTCTTCTTTGGTCATCTTTCTACACTCCGTTTCCGCCCTATGTTTTCATACCTACGAAAGACGGAGCGGTGCGCCTTCCGTAAGTGTTGCAAATCCTAAACGCCCTCGACGGGAGGAAGGACGGGCGGGGTCATCTCCTCGATGGTCTGCGCCTGTTCCTGTTCGGCGCGGAAAACCTCCCGCTCCGCTTCCGCTTGGAGTTCGTTCGCCTGTCGGGTGTTCGCCCCGGCCTGCTTCATCGCTTCGAGTTCCATCGCGTGGCGGTGCTTCAAGTCCTCCATCAGCACGGCGTTCTGCGCCTTCAGCACTTCGCCGTTCACGGAGTTCTTGACCGCTTCGAGTTCGGCGGAGAGCCGTTGCACGAGCCCTTCGAGTTGCGCCTTCTGCTGAAGGAGGTCTTCGACGTTCGTGTCCGTGCCTTCTGCCTCCGCGCCTTCCGCCGTAGCCGTCTGCGCTTGGAGCGCGGCGTGTTCCTTCGAAAGTTGCATAGCCGAAACGGCCTTCGCCTGTTCAATCAGCTCCTCGTCCACGCCGTCCATACACTCCAGCATTTTCGGCGCGAGGATGGTGCGATACTCCGGGAGGGCCGAGGCCATCGCATAGAGCGAGCGGAGTTTTTCCTTCCGCATCGTGGAGAGGAGCGGCCCCGCGCTGACCGAGATGCGCGTCTCGCCGTCCTTCGGCGTTTCGTATTTGTACACATACGAAATCAGCTCAATCAGCACCGCGCCGAGAGCCTTGATGGAGGAGGACAGGTTTTCGTAGTAGCACGAAAGGATAGACTCGCTCGCCTTCGCTTTCGTAATGACCTCTTCCGCGGTCTGCACGGAGTGGTTCTCGACGATGCCCTCGATGGGGATGCCGATAATCTGCGCGACCGACCCCGTGTAGAGCGAGGTCAAGCCGCCGATGTCGCCGACGTTAATCGCCGTGTCCTGTTTGACGGGCGGATTGAGCGCGCGCCCCGCTTCGTCGTATTGGTCATACGGAAGCGCGGGAGGGTTGATTTTGTTCGCCTGTTTCCAGAGTTTCGTGTGCGCCTTGATGGAGTCCGCCACGACAAGGTAGTTCGCCTTCGGCGAGAGCGCGAGCCGTTCGCCCGAAAGCGAGACGGCGTAGTTGAGGAGCCGTTGCGCGTCGATGGCCTTGTGCACGATGCCCGTGTATTCCACCGCGCCGGAGTCCGCCTTGAGAACCGCCTCGCCAGCCACCAAAACGACGGGGAGTCGCTTGATGTCGAGTCTGTTCTCCGCCACGATTTTGTTCCCGACCACCTTCGAGACGGCGACGTAATCCTTTCCTTTTTCGTCCTTTTCCTTGTACCAGAAAGTCAGCACGGGGACGGAGGTGTCGGTGTTCGTCTTGTAGAACACGCCGTCGTTCTCCCCGCTTTCGGTCACATCATCGCCGAAAAGCCGCCGGGCCTTGTCGCGGGTGATGTCCTCGCGGTGGATGAAATACTCGCCGTCGCTCCCGTCCACCTTCGTGGAGTTCGGGTCGAAGAAGATGGAGAGCGGATTGGGGACGGCCTCGATGCGCACGCACGGCTCGCCCTTCTCGTCCTTCTCCGTGGTCGCGTAGATGAAGCCGTAGCCGCACGACAGGGCGTTGCGGAGCGCGGAGGAGTAGACGTTCTTCGCGTTGCTTTCGTCCTCGATGGCCACGATTTTTTCGTTCAGCCGCTCCACCGCGTCGCTCTGCTTCTCGCCCTCCAACTTGATGGCGAACGGGTTTGCGTTATACGCGCCTACGATTTTGGAGATGTACGCGGAGAAAATCGGGAACTGCATCCGGGCGCGGGAGGGGCCTCGCGCTTGCGTGTCCTCCTCCGTCCATTGGTCGTCGATGCCGGAGGCGAACTTGATGTCGGTGCGCATCCGCGTGCGGACGGAGCCGAGCGCGCCATCCGCGTCGGTGAGCATCTTGCGAAGTTCGACGAGAGTTTTCATAGCTACAAAACTCCTTTGTCAAAATCTACAACTTTCCGCGCGTTCCAGACTTCGCGCCGCCATCCTGTTTGAGGGTTTCTTTAATCCACGCGATGTCGTTCTCGATTTTCGCGAGCCGGACAGACACGTCTCCGTAGGAGGTCTTTCGCACGGCGTACATCGCTCCGCCGACAATCCCCGCCGAAACGGCGAAGAGCGCGGCGGCGATAATAGACAACGTTTGCAAATCCATAGCACTACCTCGCCGCGATGTAGAATGCGAGACTATCCGGAGTCAGCACGGGGAGCGTCGCCGGAAGCGCGGAAAGACCGGCCGTCGCGGACGCCGAGCCGATGAAGTTCGCGTCGAACGTGGACGCCTTCTCCA